CGACCGCCTGCGCTCCTGGCAGGACCCTTTTGCCGACCCGCTGGGGGACGGCCACCAGACCATCCAGAGCCTGTACGCCATCGGCTCAGGCGGGGCCACCGGGCTGGGGTTGGGGAACAGCCGCCAGAAGCATCTGTTTGTGCCTGAACCCCAGAACGACTTCATCTTCTCCATCGTCTGCGAGGAATTGGGCTTTGTGGGGGCCTGCGCCGTGGTGCTGCTGTTCGTGCTGCTGCTCTGGCGGGGCATTACCATTGCCGCCCATGCTCCCGACCGTTTTGGGGCGCTGCTGGTGGTGGGCTTTACCGTGCAGGTGGCCCTGCAGGCTGTCCTCAATGTGGCCGTGGTCACCAATACCATCCCCAACACCGGCATCAGCCTGCCCTTTTTCTCCTCCGGAGGAACGAGCTTGATGATGCTGCTGGGCGAAATGGGTATTGTCCTATCCGTATCAAGAGGTGAGACCTGACGGAATAGAAAACATAAAGTTGAATTGCCAAAGGCTCTCCCTTTGGGAGAGCTGGCGCGAAGCGCCTGAGAGGGCGAGGATGCTATAAATTACAAAACAAACTTGTCCGCCTCACACTCCGGCCCTGTTTTGCATACGGTGGGGTATCTTTTGCGGAATGGGGGCACGGACATGGAGGAACGGATCGTGGTGACAGGGGGCCGCCCGCTGAACGGAAGCGTAAAAATTCCGGCGGCGAAAAACAGCGTTCTGCCGCTTTTTGCGGCATCGCTGCTCTGCACGGGAGAGGTACGGCTCCAGGCTGTGCCCCGCCTTGCGGATGTGGAGCACTGCATGGCGCTTTTGCGGGGTGTGGGCTGTTCCGCCCGGTGGGAGGGCAGTGACGCGGTCCTCTCCGGCCCGCCTGCCAACAGCACCCTGCCGGGGCAAACAGCGGGACAAATGCGGGCCTCCATTTTGTTCTGCGCGCCCCTGCTGGCAAGGCTGGGCCGCGCCGAGACCAGCCTGCCCGGCGGGTGCCGCATCGGGGCCCGGCCCATCGACCTGCATCTGGCGGGGCTGGCAAAAATGGGGGCGGTGGAGCTGGAAGCTGGGGAGGGGCGGCTGGTGCTGACGGCTCCCTCCGGCCTGCACGGGGCCGAGATCACCCTGCGTTTTCCCAGCGTAGGGGCCACCGAGACGCTTCTGCTGGCCGCTGCCTGTGCCAGAGGCAGAACCATCCTGCGGGGGGCGGCCCGGGAACCGGAGATCGCCGACCTGGCCGCTTTTCTGAACCGGTGCGGCGGCTGCATCGAGGGGGCAGGCAGCTCCACGATCCGCATCGAAGGGCGGCGGGGGCTTTCCGGGTGCTGTTTTTCGCCCCTGCCCGACCGCATTTTTGCTTCCACGCTGGCCTGCGGCTGTGCGGCGGTGGGCGGCCGGGTGGAATTGACCGGCTGCGCCCCTGCGCTCTATGCGCCGGTGCTGGAAATTCTGGGACAAATGGGGTGCCGGGTGGAACCGGCAGGGGATACGGTGCGAATTTCCCGCTTTGGGCGGCTGCACGGGGCAGGCCGGGTGTTCACCGGAGCCTATCCGGCCCTTGCCACCGATGCTGCCCCGCTGCTGGCGGCGGCAATGCTCTGTGCCGACAGCGAGAGCAGCATCGAGGATGTGATCTTTGAGCGCCGGTTCGGCTGTGCCGAGGGTTTTTGCCGCCTGGGCGCACAGGCCGAAACGGCAGGCAGGGTGCTGACCATTGCGCCGGGCGGCCTTTTGCGCGGCACCGTGGTGGATGCCCCTGATCTGCGGGGCGGGGCGGCACTGGTGCTGGCGGGGCTTGCGGCCCGGGGAACCACGGTCATCACCCACCCGGCGCATATCGACCGGGGCTATGCCGGATTTACAGAGATTTTGGCCGGTTTGGGGGCGCAAATTCGGCGGGAATCGGCCCCGGAAAACAGGTCGGCGAAAAAAACCTCTGCAAAAAAACAAATTTGTCTTGCAATCGGGGCAAAAAGATGATACGATACAGTTATATAAGTATAATATCGAACTCTTCTTGTGCGAAAAGCGCAGGTTTACGATAACATATCCGATGGAGGACAAAAGTTATGGCACTCATGCTCGACGAAGAAATGGATGAAAATGTTACGACGATCAAGGTCATTGGCGTGGGCGGCGGCGGCGGCAACGCAGTCAACCGCATGGTCAGCGACGGTCTGCAGGGCGTAGAATTTATTGCAATGAACACCGACCAGCAGGCGCTGGCCAAGAACCATGCTGCCACCAAGGTGCAGCTGGGCTCTAAGCTCACCAAGGGCCGCGGCGCGGGCGCTGATCCCGAGATCGGCCAGCGTGCTGCCGAGGAAAGCAAGGACGAGATCGCAAATGCCCTGAAGGGCTCCCAGATGGTCTTTATCACCGCCGGTATGGGCGGCGGCACCGGCACGGGTGCGGCTCCTGTTGTGGCTGAGGTGGCACACGATCTGGGCATCCTGACCGTGGGCATCGTCACCAAGCCCTTCTCCTTTGAGGGCAAGCGCAAGATGGGCCTGGCAGAGCAGGGCATTGCAAACCTGCTCATGCACGTTGACAGCCTGATCGTTATCCCGAATGAGCGCCTGAAGATGATCAGCCAGGAGAAGATCACCCTGATGAACGCCTTCCAGGCTGCCGATAATGTGCTGCGTCAGGGCGTGGAGTCCATCTCTGCCCTGATCAATGTGCCCGCCTTCATCAACCTGGACTTCGCAGACGTGCGCTCCATTATGAAGGATGCCGGTTACGCCCACATGGGCGTGGGCAGCGCCAAGGGTGCAGGCAAGGCAGAGAACGCCGCCAAGGCTGCGATCTCCTCTCCGCTGCTGGAAACCAGCATTGCCGGTGCACACGGCGTGATCATCAACATCACCTCCAGCCCCGATATCGGCCTGGAGGATGTCGAGACCGCTGCCGGCCTCATCACCCAGAGCGCTCACCCCGATGCAAACATCATCTGGGGTACTGCGTTCGATGAGAACCTGTCCGATGAGATGCGCGTTACCGTTGTGGCCACTGGCTTTGACAACAAGGCCGCCGATGGCCTGCGCAGCAGCCTGAACAACGCCGCCGGTGCCGGTGCTTCCACCCCCAGCGCAGTGTTCAGCTCTGATGTGTCCGGCGCGGGTGCCGCAAAGCAGCAGCCTGCTGCCGCCGCAAACAGCGCTGCAAAGCCGGTGGAGGAAGAAAGCAGCGACAACCGTTACTACGATGAGCTGCTGGCGATCCTGAATAAGCGCAAGTAAGTTTGTAAGTTACAGTGTGAACCGCCCGGGAGGGGGCGTGGTCTCTTGCGCGCGTGAGCGGGAGGAGCAGAGATGGTACCAAACGACATCTGGCTGCGCACCGAATGGCTGAGCTGCCGCAGGACCAGTGTGCTGCGCTGTGTGGAGCGTTATTGTGCCGCCGCTGCCCGTGAATACCGCCGCGCTCTGCGCAAGGTGCAGGAAGTGGAGGAAACGATGGCGCAGGTCGAACCGGAAACCGGGAGACGGCTCCCGAGCCAGCCCGCTCAGGCGGAGCTGTTGAACCGCCGTCTTGCCGCTGCCAATGCGGAGATCCGCCGTTACCAGACCCGGCTTTACGCCTGTGAGCGGGAGATGGTGGCACTGCGGCAGGAGAACGCCGAGCTGGAAGCTCTGTGTGAGCAGGCGCGGGCAAACAGTTTGCTGCCGCCCGTACCCCCGCAGCCCAAGGTGCTGGAACAGCCCGGCCTGCCGGTGATCGTGTTCCACCCGGCGGCGGATGCCCCCAAGGCAGAGCAGCCCCAGCCGGATGCTGTACCGGAGCAGAGCGCAGCGGAGCAGGAGCCTGCCCCGCAGGCCGCACCGCCGGAACCGGAGGAGGAACGCTGTCCCTTTGAGCAGCCGGACTGGAAGCCCACCACGGCACTCGACCATCAGGCGGTGGATCTGGTACATCAGCTGGAAAGCTTAATGACTGTATAACAAAAAGACGATGCACAAACGCTGTGCATCGTCTTTTTTGCGTCTTGGGGATGTTACCGCACGGCGCTGGTGCGGTGCTCCATGAGGTAGGTGGCCTTCAGGTCGGCAATGTGGAGCTTGACGGCAAGCGGGTATTTGTCGTAAGCCTCCGAGATGGCGAAGCAGCCGCCCTTGGCCGCATCGTCAAAGCCGCCCATGTGCCAGCGGATGGCCACCGCTTCCTCGACCTTCAGCTTCATAAACCGCTCGATCAGGAACACGCTCTTCTCGCCGTGGCCATAGGGGAACAAATCCTCCACGCTGTAGCTGGGCACCTTTTCCCACTGGCCGGTGGCATCGTTCTTCACATTGCGGGTGCCCTTTTTGTAGTAGTTGGCCTTGCACAGATCGTGCAGCAGAGCACAGATGGCATAGCTCTCCTCGCTCTCACCCTCGGTGAAAAAGCCGTTGTGGAGGGCATGGTAGACGTTCAGGCTGTGCATGCACAGTCCGCCGTCACAGGCTCCATGGAACCGAGTGGAGGCCGGAGCTGAGAAGAAATCCGTCTTGTTGTCCAGCCAGTCCAGCAGCTTTTCGCTGCCCGGGCGGGAGACATACTGATGCCAGATCTGCAAAAACTCCTCGCGGTAGTCCATCTTACAGCTCCAGATCTTCCAGAATGCCCTTGAGGATGGCCAGCTCTTCGCCGCTCAGGGAAATGCCCTTGCCCATGCGGGTGCCGTCCGGGGACCAATCACGGATGTCGTACTTGGGTTCGCCGTCATTCCAGCTGATGAGGTTGAGCTGGCGCTCCCAGCCGCGGGGCCGCTGAGACAGCACTGCAATGCGCTGGACCACTTCGTATTTGATTTCTGCCATGTTTCCTTACCTGCCTTTGCTTTGTTTGTTATCATAATATAAGAACGCGGCGAAGATTTCAACAGGTAATTGGAAAATAATTTGAAAATTTTGATTTTACTTGCAGGAGCCGCAAGCGATCTTCACAGAACGGCACGTTCTGCCAAGGGCTCCCCCGCCGGGGGAGCTGACGCGCGGAGCGTGACGGAGGGAATCAACCATAAGGCTCCTCTTCCCGCAGGCGAACAAGTTCTTTTACCGCCTCCGGGTCATCCGGTGCGGGCTGGCGGCTGTTTCGTTTCTGCTCCGTGAACAGCCCGGGGGCATACTGCGCCATTACGCCGGGTGTATTTCCTGCCAGAAATTCCTTGGCGTTTTTTTGCATACAGGCTGCCGGTGTGCCGTCCGTCATGGGGATTGCCTGGATCGGCGGCAGATCCGGTTCCGGCGGCGGCAGCTGCACCTCCGGGCTGTCCGGCTGGCTGGGCAGCGCCCCCAGCGGCGGGCTCACCCGGCTGGATGTGGGGCCGACATGCTTTTGCTTGTGGGACATAAGAAACACCTCCGCATTTAATGTGTGCGGAGGTGTGGTCATTTATGCGGGAAGGCCCTGCTCTGTACAACCTCTCAGTCGCAGGCTTCGCTGCGACAGCTCCCCTAGTAGGGGAGCCTTTGGCAAAAGGCTTATTTTTCGCTATTTTCGCTGGCGCTCCAAAAACAGTATCTGCCGCAAGGTGAAAATGTTAACGTCAGCAGGGCAAATAGTAGCGAAGCGCTTACACTCGAAAACGCGACGGAATGCCAAGGCCTCCCCTACTAGGGGAGGTGGCATCAAGCGAAGCGAAGATGACGGAGAGGTTGTATGGAAGGATGGGCTGCCCATTGAATACGGTGGCTTCTGGTTACGTCACGATCTCCACCCAGCTGCCCCCGCTCCGCTCCTTGTGCACGATCACCTGCCGGTCGATGCGGTCCTTCAGGGCGGCGACATGGGAGATGATGCCCACCAGTCGGTCGCCTTCGGTCAGGCCGGAAAGCACCCGGATGGCCTGCTCCAGCGATTCCTCATCCAGCGAGCCGAAGCCCTCATCGAGGAAGAGGGTGTCCAGCCGGATGCCGCCTGCGGTGCTCTGGACTTCGTCGGAAAGACCCAGGGCCAGCGCCAGCGAGGCCTTGAAGCTCTCGCCGCCGGACAGGGTCTTGACACTGCGGCGGGTGCCGTTGTAGTGGTCGATGACTCCCAGGTCAAGGCCCGACTGACTGCGCTGGTTCTCGGCACCGATGCGCTCCAGCTCGTACTGGCCCGCTGTCATCTGCATCAGGCGGGTGTTGGCGTGGACAAGGATGCGGTCGAGGTAGTTCATCTGGATGTAGGCCTCCAGCCGGATCTTCTGCTTGCTGTTCAGGGTGCCGCCTGCCGTGGAGGCCAGTGCGTTTACCCACTGCCAACGGGCATCCAGCGCGTCCCGCTGGTCGGCAAGCTTCCGGTGATCGGCCAACGCCCTCCGGTTGGGCAGCAGCCGGGCGTTCAGGTCTTTCTCCTGTGCGGCAAGGGCTTTACGCCGGGCCAGCAGCTCGTTCTGCTCTGCCTTGAGCGCCGCGATCTTCTGGGGCTGCGCGGTCTGCTCCGCAGCCTGCCGGGCTTCCAGTGTCTGCACCGCAGCCTGGGCGGCGGCAGAAGCCTGCTGGGCTGCCGTCACCTGTGCTTCCAGAGCGGTGCGCTGTTCTGCCTGTGCTTTGCGCTGGGCTTCCAGTTCTTTTTTGCGGTGGCAGTCGGTATGGTTTTTGGTCTGGCGCTGCTTCAGGTCAGCCTGTGCGGTGTGCAGAGCATCATTTTCCTCGGCCAGCGCAGTCTTGAGCAGGCTCACGGTCAGAGGCACCGGCCCCTCGGGCGAAGTGAATCGTTCGGGCAGAAGCGCTTCGGCATCCTTCCGCAGCTGGGCGCGGCCCTCCTGCTCCCGCGTCAGCGCTTCCCGCGCGGCGGCACTGGCCTCCTGTGCGGCGCTGTCGGCCTGGGCGGCGGCCTGCTTGGCTTTGTTCACCTGCACTTCGGTGGGAGCGGTGCGGGGCAGGTGGGCTCTGGCCGGGTGGTGGGTGCTGCCGCAGACAGGGCAGGGGGCACCCTCTTCCAGCGTCTGAGCCAGCAGACCCGCCTGTGCATCCAGAAAGGCACGCTCCAGTGTGTCCCGGGTGGAATGGGCCTCGGTCTGTCTGCCCGCCGCCTGCCGGTAGGCCTCCTGCGCGGTGCGTGCGGCGGTGTTCCGGTGCTGGCACTCTGTCAGGCTCCGGGCCAGTTCGTTGAGCGCGGTTTCCCGCTGGGCAAGACGGGCCGCTTCTGCCTCCAACTCCACCCGGCGGGTGTCGGCATCGGCCAGAGCGGCAAGCTCTGCTTCAGAGGCCATGAGTGCCGCATCCAGTGCTTCCAGCGTTTTGCGCCGGGTGCTGGCCTTGGCGGATTCCAGCTGGGCGGTGCTTCGGGCCTTGGCCAGCTCTCCGGCAACCTCCTGCCGCTGGCGCTCTGCCTGCTCAGCCGCGCCCAGCGTGGTCTGTAACGTGCTCAATTGCCTGTCCAGCGCAGCCAGCGCGTCTGCGGCCTGTGCGGCGGCGGCTTCCTGCCGGGCAGTCAGCCCCTCCAGCAGGGTGGTCACTGCATCCGGCGGCATCTGCGCCGAAAGTGTCCCCAGTGTTTCGGCCTCCGGGTCGGCGGCATCATACGAGATGCCCGCAAGCACTGCGTCCAGCTTTGCATTCAGGGCGGCGCGTCGGGCTGTGAGGGCGGAGTTTTCCTCGGCCAGTGCCTCCTGCAGTTTCTGATAGCGCTGGGTGCGGAACAGCTTGCGGAAGATCTTGCTCCGCTCCTCGGTGGTGGCGTTGAGCAGGCGGGTGAACTGCCCCTGCGCGATCATGGCGATCTGGGAAAACTGATTGTAGTCCAGTCCGATGATATCAATGACAGCGGCAGTTACCTCCTTGGCTTTGGTCACAGGCGGGCGGCCGTCGGCATAGGTCAGGGCGGCATCTGCTTTTTCAGTGGTAAACCCCTCGCCCCGGGCCTTGGGGCGCAGATACTCCGGGTTGCGCCGGACGGTGTACCGCTGCCCCCGCACCTCAAATTCCAGCTCCACAAAGGTGGGGGTGCCGGGGTCCGCGTATTTGCTGCGGAGCATGGCCCCATCCCGCACGCCGCCGCTGGAATGATCGTACAGGGCGTAGGTGATGGCATCGAACAGGGTGGTCTTGCCCGCGCCGGTGTCGCCGGTGACAAGGTAGAGCCCGCCTCTGCCCAATTGCTCCAGCGGCAGAGTGGTGGTGCCTGCATAGGGGCCAAAGGCCGAGAGGGTCAGCTTGAGCGGTCTCATGCGTCCTCCTCCTTCCAGATGCTTTCAATGAGCTGCTGGCAGAATGCCGCCTGCTCATGGGTCAGGGGCTGGTTGTTCTGCAGCTGGTAAAAATCTGCAAAGTGCTCCAGCGGTGTTTTCTGTTCGGCCTTTGCAGGGGCATCCAGCTCCTGCCGGGTCTGGGTGCGGCGGTTGTCGTAATCCAGCCGCATCAGGTTGGGGTAGATGACCCGCAGGCGGGCCAGTGCCTCGGGAATGTCCTGCTCATCGGTCAGGGTGATGTGCAGGTAATCGTCCACGGCGGTGCCCTCGTAATTGCGGCGGTCGGTCAGCTCCATGTAGCTGCCGCGCAGCTCCCGCAGATCGTGCCGGGGCACCAGCGGTTCGGCGGCAATGGTCACGCTGCCCTTTTCGCCCAGCTCCACAAAGGTCACGCTCTTGTGCTGGCTGGCCTCCGAGAAAGAATACTTCAGCGGCGTTCCGCAGTAGCGCAGGGTGTCCCGGCCTACCTTCTGGGGGCTGTGCAGATGCCCCAGCGCCACATAGTCGAACTTGTCGAACAGGGCGGCATCCACCCAGTCGATGCCGCCCACGCTGGGCTCCTCGCTCTCGCAGGAGGCAGCTCCTGCCACGAACTGGTGTGCCACCAGCACACTGCGGCGGGCCGGGTCAGGCGAACAGTGATCCAGCACGCAGGCAAGGGCATCGTTGTAGCTCTCAATGGGCGCGTCCGGCCAGACGTGCCGCACCATAGCGGGCTTCAAAAAGGGCAGTAAGTACAGATCGACCGGGCCGTGTGCGTCGGTGAGGGTGATGGGCTCCGGCGGCCCGGAAAACACCGGTGAGACGTAGACCCTGCTTTCGGCCAGCAGGGCAGAGCCAAAGGCCACCCGGTCGGCGGAATCGTGGTTGCCCGAGATGGCGAACACTGGCAGCTCCCGGCGGGAAAGCTCGGTGAGGAACCAGTCCAGCAGGCGGACCGCCTCGGCAGGCGGCACGGGCTTGTCGTACAGGTCACCGGCCAGCAGCACGGCATCCACGGGGTGGGAATCGAGCATGGATAAGATCTGCTCTAAAATATAGCGCTGGTCGTCCAGCATGGAGAACTCGCAGACCCGTTTGCCCAGGTGCAGGTCGGAGAGGTGGAGAAAACGCATGGGGAAGCCCCCTTTCTAAAAGGATGGCTCTATTATACCACGGAATGTTCTCTTTTGCGTGCCAAAAGAGAACCAGAAAAGCACCCGCTACTTTCGAAGCGCGGGAGGCACGAACTAGGGGCTGCTCGCCCCTAGTAACCCCGAAGAAGAAGGCTCCAAGCAAAAATGCTGGAGATTCGCGCATACGCGCGAAGATCTCTTAACCGCATTTTTGCTCTGCGCCGATTTGAAATAAGTTACGGGAAAGGTTGATGGATATGGCAGAAGCAAAGAAAAAGACTGAGACGATCCGGCTGTTTTCGGACGGCGGGAAGTACAAGGGTGACCTGTTCGTGAGCGTGAACGGTGTGAACTACCAGCTGCAGCGCGGCAAGAACATTGAGGTGCCCCCGGAGGTGGCGGAGGTCATCCGCCACAGCCAGGAACAGGACGACCAGACCGCTGCCCGTATGGAAGAGCTGGCGAATAAGGCGTAATTTTAACCCTCTCAGTGCGCAGTCCGGCATGGCCGGAGCTGCTTACAGCTCCCCCGAAGGGGGAGCCCTGCTTAGATGTATCCCCTCGGCCCGGCGGCACACGCTGTGCCGGGGGTTATTTGTTTGGAGGTCTTTTATGACAGTAGGAAAGGCAATTGCAACGACGACGACCGCCGCCAGTGGCGGAAACAGGGAGGAGTTGTTGGGGCCGCGGCCAGCAGAACACGAGCACAAAGCTTTGTGCGAAGTGGACGCTGGGAGCCGCAACCCGGGTTGCAGATGTGAAAGGATGGGATAAGCGTGACAGTAGGAAAAGCAATCGAAACGGCTGACAAGCTGCGGCCCAACAACGGGTTTGACCGCGAGCTGAAGATCTTATGGCTGCGGCAGGCGGATGCGGGGCTGAGAAAGAGCATGGTGGACAAGAGCGACACCACCGATTTTGATGCCGTGGGTGCGGACATCTTATACGACCGGGAGCAGGAACTTTTGCGGCAGGACGCGGAGCTGCTGCTGCCGGAGCCCTACGACAGCTACTATGCCCACTATCTGGCGGCCCAGATGGACGCGGCCCTGGGCGAGACCGACCGCTATGCCAACGAGATGCAGCTGGCCAACGAGAACCAGCAGGAGTTTGCAGCCTGGTGCAGGCACACCTACCTGCCCAGGATGGCCACGAAGTGGAGGTACTGAGATGGCACTGCCGAGTTTATACAGCATCTCGACGGGGAAGAGCATCCAGACGGCCTTTGGCGGCCTGAACGAAAGCTATGCCTGCGCCGAGGCAGAATTTACCGAGATGAAGAACTTTTCCAGCCGGGGATACCCCGCACTGCAGACCCGGACACCCCGGCGCACCATGCGGGCCATGGGCCGCTGCAACGGGATGTACCACCTGAACGGCCTGCTGCTGTGCGAGGGCACCACCCTGCGCTACACCGAGGACAGCGAGGACGACGTGGCCACCGCGGCTGCGGGCGGGGAGATCGTGCTGGAAAACGCCGTGACGGACAGCGAGAAAATTATGATCGGCATGGGCACGAAGATCCTGATCTGGCCGGATGCCAAGAGCTTTGACACGGCCACCGGAAAGCTGGAAGCCCTGAGCGCTGCATGGAGCCAGACCGGCACGGTGACCATTGCCCCCTGCGACGCGGGCGGCAAGACCTACACCGTGAGCAGCGTGGGCACCACGGAACCTTCTGGCCCGGCGGACGGGACGCTGTTTCTGAAACAGAACTCTTCTTCCAGCAAGTGGGCTTATGTGAACGTGCTGGAACAGTACGATGCCAAGAGCGGCAAGTGGGCGGAGATCCTTTTGAACAGCGTGAAGATGACCCTGCCCGGGCTGGCCGCTGCGGGCTTCAAGAAGGGGGATACCATCACGGTGGAGCAGGTGCCCGGGCTGGTGGAAGAGTATCTGGCCGAGGGCGTGAACGGCGAGGTGACCATTGAGCAGATGGACGGGGACAGCATTGTGCTGACCGGCAGCCCAAAGACCGAGAGCGCACGCTATTACGGCAGCTTTACCGTGACGGCGGGCGGTACCACCTGGAAGAGCATGAACGGCAGCGAGAGCGCCACAGCGGGCGGTGCAGCCATTACCGCACGGCGGCGGGTGCCCCGGCTGGAATATGTGACCGAGAACGCCAACCGGGTATGGGGCTGCAACAGCGAGGAGAACGTGATCTACAGCTGCAAGCTGGGCGACCCCACCAACTGGTACAGCTACCGGGGCATTGCTTCGGACAGCTACGCCGTGAACGTGGGCAGTGACGGCCCCTTTACCGGTGCGGCCACCTGCATGGGCTATGTGCTGTTCTTCAAGGAGAACTGCCTGCACAAGCTCTACGGCAGCCGCCCGGCGGACTATCAGCTGGTGAGCGTGCAGTGCCGGGGCGTGGCCAAGCAGGCCAGCAAGAGCATGTGTGTGCTGGCAGAGGTGCTGTACTACCTGTCCACTGACGGCGTGATGGCCTGGGACGGCAGCCTGCCGGTGAAGATCAGCGGCGGACTGGACAACACCTGGCTGATGAACGTGCGCGGGGCGGTGGGCGGTGTGCTGGACACCCGGTATTACCTGCATCTGCGGGTGCCGGGCCGGAACGAGACCCGGCTGCTGGTCTATGACACCGAACGGCAGCTCTGGCACGAGGAGGACACGGCGGCAGAAGAGAATGCTTCCGGCTGGGCGATGTGCTCCACAGGGCGGCAGCTCTACCAGTGGGACGGCGTAAACCTGTGGGCAACCGAACCGGAACGGGAGGCCGACCGGGACACCGACACGGCAAAGGCGAATCTGGAAGCCAAGGTGGGCTTTGAGGCTGTGAGCGGCGACATTGGGTTGAACATCCCGGCGGACAAGTACATCAACCGGGTGTTTCTGCGGGTGGATGCCCTGACGTACAGCGTTGTGGAGCTGCAGGCCAGCTATGAGGGCGGGGCCTGGGAGACGCTGGGCCAGGCAGCCGTTCTGAACAAATACACCCGGGTCAACCTGCCCTTTGTGCCGGAGCGGAACGACACCATGCGGCTGCGGATCAAGGGCACCGGACAGATCGCGGTGCGGAGCATTGCGTTCAGCATGGCAGAGAGCCGGGGCAACCGGGTGGCCGGAGGGGAACCGAAACGATAGATCTCTTACGGGGAGCGGCTGGAGTTAAACCCCACCGTCATTGCTTCGCAATGCCACCGCCCCTAATAGGGGCGGCCTTGGCAAAGAGGCAGAGCTTTATGCCATGCCAAGGGCCCCCCTATTAGCGGGGGCTGTCGCCGCAGGCGACTGGGGGGTTGGACGAAGGACGGCCTGACCGTGAGACAGAAAGGAACGTGAACAAATGGCAGATATTACGAGGCTTGGCGAGATCGCCATGCCGAAACTGAGTGACAACATGGCCCCGGAGGACAGGCGGAGCATCAACAACTACCTGATGCAGCTGCGGGACCAGATGATGTACATGATGCAGAACCTGGACGAGACGAATTTCAGCGACACCATGCGGGACAAGCTGACCGCCATGGGGCTGAAGGTGGAGTAAACGAAAGGAGACAGTGAGAAGATGGCAAGAGGAGAATGGTGGGAGTACCTGATCCCGGGCCACAATGTGGGGCTGATGGTAGGGGATGTGTATGACGGCATTACCGGCAACAGCGAAAAGAATGCGGGCACCGGCGTGTTTGGAACCAGAAAGAACGGTTCCAACAGCTACCAGTACGCCCAGAGCAATGACCGGGTGACCGCG